GTCATCATAGGTAGCAGTAATGTTTGTATGACTACCATTGGTATCAAACATATCACCGACCACATCTTGTACATATTCAGTAATAGTTTTGCTACCAATATATAATTCAGTAGATATTTTAACTTTATTACTTGCAATCTGTAAATCTGATGCAGTTCCATCACCATCGTATAAAGTACGAAGTGTTCCATCGATTCCCCCAGTTTCTCCAGTATGAATTAATTGAACATAACCCTGATTGACAGGTGTATTCCCTATATTGGTATTACTACTCAATGTCTAATTCCTTATATAAATCTTTATCTTTCATTCTCTTATGACCTCTACCAATATCATCAGAAAATATGGCAGGTTTGCCAATCAATCTTTTCAAAGTTCCATTTCCTTCACAATCCTGGATACTTTGGTTGCATTTTACTAATTTTTCTTCATTCATGCTTTGTAGTGTTTCAAATTGTTTCCCACAACTGCATTTATAATCGTATAATGGCATCTATATCCCCTTCAAATTAATATTTTATGGTAATATAGGGCTAACCGAAATTAGCCCCATATTTAACCGATTTTCGTTAGTCCAATTATGGATTTACGAAGTTTACAACACCTAATGATGTTGAATTAGCAGCATGTGATAATGCTGCACCGAATAGAACATCAGCAACAACTGAGGTTGATAAATGGTCTATATCGTAAGCTGACTGAACTCTTGGAGCTAATTGCTGTGCAAAGTACACAGAATTTCTGTTAAAGATAGTTGCTGTTTCATCACCAGTACCACCATCGTCATCCCAGTCTACTGAAGGATAACAGCTCATTCCATAAGCTTGGATTACATTACCTGATACTAATGGATTTGCATCATCACCTCTTTTTTGAGCTTCTGTGAAGTCGCCTAAAGATAGTAATGACATATAAGCAGCTGGTGAACCATATAAGAATGTTTCGCCATCTGTGTAGTCAAATCCTGCATCAAGAAGTTTTTGTAAACCACTTCTAATTAAAGCAGTAGTGAAAGTGTTATCAGCAGTTAAAGTAACATCATTACCAGTAGCAGATTGTAGTACATCTACTGCAAGATAATTTTCTACTTTTTTAGCTAAAGCATAACCCATTGACTTTGCATACATTTTGTTATCGTAATGGCTCTTTATCCACTACTTCTATATTTTTCAATATAGTTCAGAATAAATCTTCAACTCATTAGATGAGTTGCCGAGAACTCGTGGGAAAATTATATTCTGCATAGCAGGTTCATTTCCTATTCGTTGCCCCTGACAGACTTTTGAATTTCTGCCTTCGGTGTCTGATTGCCATACCTTATTTAAAGGTTTAGGTTTCCAGCTTAATTTCTCGGTAATAAAAAACATAGTCGCCTATGTAGTCGCCCATTGAGCATTAAACAAGTCAGCAGATTCTTGAACTCTTACGATGTCCTCGATTCTTTTAGCTTCGTAGTGATGTTGGTCCATTGATAATTGAATTACCCCATCTGTGTTAGCAGAATAAGTTACTGCTGTGTCTGCACTTTTAGATGCAGCAGTTTCTTCAGCAACTTTAGGGATATTAAGTATGTCGCCACCATTTGAAACCATTGATGAGAAGTCAGATACCTGATTACGAAGAATGAATTTTCTTTCTGCATAATCTAAAATAGCATCTCTCCACATTTCAGGAATAAAATTAGCAGCTGTTGTTGTTGTTACATTAGCCATTTGTTTTCATCTCCTTAAGATGTTTTAAGTTGTTAGTTTCTATAGCCTTCTACTATCTGTTTCCAAAGTTTAGGATTTCTTCTGGCTTCCTGTCTGTCTTTTTCGGACAAATCAGACCATTTTGCATTTTCAGCAAACTTACCAGAGGAAGTAACCTCTTTGGCATCAGATATTTGCACTTTTCTATTACCCAATCTTTCAATGTGCTTTTCCAACTTAATTGTTGGCAGGTCTGCATAGATTTCTTGGTCATCATCTGAAAGTTGGGACAGCAGGTGTTCTCGTCTTTGTTTTTCTTGAATCTGAAATTGTTCTACCACAGGTTTTAACTGTGAGTTTTCCTCTTTCATTTTCTCATACAATGATTTGAACTCCTCTTTTTCTTCAAGTTGTTTTGTTTCTTGAAGTTTGAGGTTTTCTTTGAGTTCATTTAACTCGGCTTCTGCTGCTTGAGCTCTTGTTCGGTATTTCTTGCTTTCTGCAATTAAACCACCGACTTCTTCGTTTATTTCCTGTGTAGGTGTTTCTGCTACTGCTTGTGTTTCTTCTACTATTTTAGTTTCTTCGGACATTCTGCCCTCCTATTTTATTATTATGTCTTTAGATACATATTTCTTTATTCTTTTGGAATAAAGTTTATCTAAATCTTCTAAAATCAATTCTTTGTTTTCATTAGACAAATCATAGATGTCATATCCTCTTTTCTGATTGCCTAATACTATCTGACCTCTATCATAAGTTATAATTGCAGTATCTTTCTTAGAACCTGCTCTCATACCTCTAAAAGTTCTACCAGTTAATTTCATATTGACGAAAGAGGTTGTAGTGTCGGTTGATTGATTTCCAAATCCTTTTAATTTTTTACCAGTAGTAATACCAGTCATATTGTTTCTTTTATATCTTTTATAAGTATCGCTTTTATATTGTTTACTTCTTTGCCCATTCTGAAACTTACCCCTACTTGCATCATGTTGTATTTCGTCAATGCCTAATTGTGCTAAGGTTCTCATAAAACTATTTGTTACTTTTGGTATATCAGGCAATTTCATCGTACTCTTATCCAATCATGTCTGCAGTTATATCCACCTCTATTTACAAAGTCTACATATCCTAAAGCATCAATCTGTTTTCTTGTAAGAGGTTTTTCTTGTAATGCTCTTTTGCATACATCTCTTGTTTTGTCATCACTTGTTCCTACATATTCAAACTTAATTTCAGGAAACTCCTCAAATGCCTTTGCTCTTGTTGCATTACTAAATCTTGAAAAAGCATCATTAATCAAGAAAGAAGTTTCACTTGAACTAATGTAAGTTCCTATACCAAAGGTGCTATTGATGTTATTCATTATCTGAATATTACTTTCGCCAGTTATAATTCCTCTTAACATCGCAGTCTTTAGTTGGTCTGAATATTGTCTTACTCCATTGGTCAAATAAGTCATTTCAAAGTTCTTTAGTTCTCTTAAAGCATCTATACTTGCTACTGATACAGCCCCTAATTCTCGTTTAGATAGTTCTGCAAATACTCTTGCTATCTCATCATCAAAGGTTTTACCCACTCTATTTATTAGCTTAGTAAACCCTAATGCTTCCATTTCTGCAAAGAAGTCTATCTGTTTAGCAATCTGCATCAGTTCAGTATCGGTTACTTTACCTAACCCTACTACCAGGTTATCCAATTTGTCAATTAACTGTTGTTGGATATTTTCTATTTCTTTATTATAGAAATCTAAATTAGCCAACTTGTTCACCTATTCTATCAATGATAGATTGTGTTTCGTCTGCTTCTTGTGGTTGTTCAGCATCTATCTGTTCCACAATAGCTTGTATTTCTTCTTCCTTAAAGTCAGGATTCTTTTTTCTTAAATAACTTTGTCTTGTTTCTAAATCATTTTGGAATGCCCAAGAATAGTATTTGATTTCTTCATCAGTACTCATAGGCACTTCTCTTTCTGCAAAGTCTACACTAAACTGGTCGCCAAGATTAATACCACCTGATACTTCACAAATTCTTTTAGCAATTTGGAATTGTTGTTTCTCAAATGGTCTATATATTTGTTCGGTATCGCTTCTTAGAGCATCTTGTAAGTCCATTTGTTGCATCTTCTTAGATAGTCCTGATTCTTGACTCTTATCAGTCCAATTAATTCTTACATTGTTGGATTGTGCAATACTATCTACCATATACTTCGTAGATTCAATCATTGCTTGAACATTAGCATTCGGTGTTGCATAATTAAAGTTTGCACCTTCTGGTAATACCAATGCTTTATCTTGTCCCATACTAATTCGTTGTTCAGTATCTAATCCTGTGAAAACTGGCTGACCGAGTTGGAATCTTCCATGTAAAGCAAGTTCTGTTAGCATAATATTAATACTTCTCATACCATCTACTAAGTCTGATGCCCCTTCTCTAAAGAAATCTCTTGTGAATGGGTGTCTATGTGCTATGTTAAATGGTAAGATATCACCATAAGGGTTTCTATCATCAGGAACAATAGAAGTAATAGCACCTCTACTACTTATCATAAAGTGTTTGCCTTCCATATCTTCTGTATCTTTAGACCAGAACATATATTGAGCATCTTCTGTTCTTGCTTGTAGTTGTGATTCTGCTTGATACATAATAGCAAAAGG